GACGAGACAATGGGCGGAAGCACGGGGGCTATTGTCTACGAGGAGGTAGACTTACTTACCGCGACGGGACTTACCGCTGAGGCGTTCGACTCCTTAGCTAGTTTAGGGGAGCTTACTGTTACCGCACAATGCTCGTTTGAGTCGTATCTTACACCGATTGCTGGCGGGGGACCGTCGGACGGTAGCTACACTTTGGCAACTCAGATGTGGTCGGGATCGGGAGGGACTGGTACGCAGTATTTCCCCGTAGAGGGAGTTGGGGCAGTCAGCACGTCACAAACTACAGGTGGCTCGCAAGTAATGTCGGTTACTTACACAATGGCTGAAGGTGCTCGCTTCCTTCGTTACGGCACTCAGCTTACCCCTACGCTTATTCTTTTCACAGACCTTAGTATAAACCAAGGTTACGCTCTAGCCTCCTATACACGGGTGCATGGGGCAGGGGAGTACCCAATAGCTACGGTTACTTCTAACATAAACGAACCAGACCTTTGGGGCGGCGCCGAAAATGGTGGTGGTTGGGTTGGCAACTTCACGTATTACCCTGGAACGTTCGATCAGGCGGTTGATGTTTACATGGAAGGCTTAGCGGGAATTGGAAACATTCCAGCGTACCGTGGTATGGCTCACATTGTCCTCGGGTCAAATGGGAGCCCGTCCTACATTGGAGAGAGCCCGAACCTTCGCAAGATGGCTTTCGACTGCGCGGTGTACCCCGACAACCTAGTCAGCTACATTGGTAGTAGGATTCGCGTTGGTTACGACGTTAACCCAGCAGAAGCTCTTTATGAAATACTTACAAACTCGTGGCGTGGACTTTCGGTTCCCGCAGAACTTGTTGATATTGATTCTTTCATTACCGCAGCCCTAACGCTGTATACCGAGGGCGCTGGAGTTTCCGTGCAGGTTACCGCTTCTTCTACGGCTAAGAAAGTAATCGGCGAGATCCTACGAACGATAGACGCAATAATGTTCCAAGACCCTACTACGGGCAAGTTCACAATAAAGCTAATCCGCAACGACTACACAGCTGGATCTCTGGCGATATACGACGAGGACGACATTGCGGCGGTGCGCAGCTTGTCAAAAACGTCTTGGGAAGAAGTCGTGTCTGAGGTCAAAGTGTCTTACTCGACACGCGAGAAAGAAACGGGAAAAGTAGCTATTGCTCAGGACATGGCTGTAGCAAATATGATTGGTCGTCGGAAGACGTCGTCTATCTCTTTCCCATTCGTCTACGACGCGACTTTTGCGGCTGTTATAGCTGCGCGGGAGCTGTCGCAGCTTTCAGTACCTTTGCTTAAAGTGCAGCTAGAATTGAACCGCTCTGCGTACAGTATAAAACCTGGCGACGTGTTCAAGATGTCGTTCCCAGAGTACGGCATTTCTGAGGTTATCCTTAGAGCGGTAAAATATGACCTTGGTGAAATGCTCGACAACAAAGTAGTAATAGAATGCGTCGAGGACAAGTTTGGGGTAGGCACTGTCGTGTTTGCCGAACCGGCAGACAGCGCTTGGGCAGACCCCGTTCCCACAGTAACTAACGTCGCATCTACAACGTGGGCAGAGATGCCTTACTTCTTCTCGAGTAATCTCGAGTTTCCTATACTCGACGGGTACGGCGCGGCAATACCTTTCCCGGTTTCTGGCGCTCCCGCAACGTCGACTGGTTTCCGTTTGAACGCGGGTGTGGTATCGGGCACGTTGGACGTTAACGAGCCTAGCAACGCTGCGCTGCCCGTTTACGCTGAACTTGTTAGCCAGTACCTTAACACCGTGGGTTTCGTTACGGGGGTTGACGCTGCTGGTTTGGTAGTAAAGAACGTACTCGGAACTCTTACGGCAGCTACTTCGGCTCAAATTCAATCAGGCAACGCGGGCTTGATTTACGTCGGTGGTGAGTGGATGGGGTACGAGGGCGTAACCGACAATCTAGACGACACCTACATACTTACAAACGTGCACCGCGGGCTGCTAGGAACGCGTCCACTAACTCACTCCGCTGACGCTGCTTTATTCGTTCTCACAACTGATCTTCTTGGAAAAGGAACACTTGGGGACAGCCTTCTTGAGGACGGAACACTTTACTACAAAACGCTGGACATAGCCGAGTCGATTATCCAGGATCCTTTAGGAGTGACAGAAAGCAGTTTCGCACTAAGTGACGTAGCAGATAGACCTTTACGCCCACGGAATCTTCAAGTAGATACTTCTAGGGCGCAACCTTGGGACGTCTCAGCAGACCCCACGGTTACACTTTCTTGGGTACCTTCGAACAGGTCGGTGGGCAGCGTGTCTTTTGAAACTGACGCTTCCGAGACGCCAGACCTTACCGAAGTATACGACGTCGAAGTATGGATTGATGGAGTTGACGAGTCGGTTACTTACGGCGCCACTGGCGTGGCAGGAACGTCTCAAGCTATCGACTTGACGCTAGCTACTGGCTTCGCGGGCGAGCTACGTGTCTACGCGAGGCGCACCGTTGACGATCTTAAAAGTTCTGTGTACTATTCTTTCTACCCTTTCACGTTCGGTAATGCTGAACTGTTGTCAGGTGACGAGCAAATTTCCGGCACCGACGCTGTTCTACTGTCAGGTGACGAACAATCTGGAACCACGGATACCGTGCTTCTGTCAGGCGATGGATGAAGGATAGAAAATGAGTAAACAGATATCCGCTATAACTGCTGTTTCGGGGCTGGATGGTACGGAGAAAGTTCACGCTTTGCAGGGTGCCAATAGCCGCGCAATCACGACCGCGCAAATAGCCGAACTGGCTATTAGTGCAGGGCTCGTGGGAGCTCGCACGTCCCTTACTACTACAACGGTTATTGCGGCTACTACTAACACGATAGTATCGTGGGACGCAGCCGCTTGGGAAGCAAACGGTACTTTCTGGGCTGGGGGAAACCCAACAAGGCTGACCATACCAACTTCCCCCACTATAACTCACGTGCAAGTAACTGCTCACGCTATTGCGCAAGCAGCTGAAGGCGCGGGTGCTGAGGACTTTATCATCCGCATAAAACTTAATGGCGCGATAATCCACAAAGTCATAATAGACAACCAGTTCTGGGGGCCTCCTATGATCTCCAGCGGCCTCATAGCGGTCGTCGCAGGGGATTACTTAGAACTCGAGTTGTGGTCGACTATTGCCTGGGACCTCGACGAGGCCTTGACTTTTATGAGCATTGAATGCTTCAACGAGAACGCCGCGGTAACTACAGGCACGGAGTTCAAAGGATTCCGTGCCACTACTGCCGCCACTCAAGGTGTAACAGGTGCGACCGAGACAGCGGTTACGTTCGGCACCGAGGAGTTTGACACTGAGGGCGCGCTAGCGTCGAACGTGTTCACCGTCCCTGCTGTTCTGGATACCGAGTACGTTAATTTTTCAGCCGGAGTAGAATTCTCCACAGACGAGAACTGGGTTCTTGAGATTCAGCGATCAACTGACGGCGGCTCAAGCTGGCTCGCGGTGGTGAAAATGTCCGGGACACAAGCGCAAGCGTCTGTGTCATCTGGCCCAACGCTAGTGGCTACAGATGAACAGTATCGCGTCGCTGTTACAACGGACGACGCCTCAACAATTCAAGACCTTGGAAACTCTTTCTTCTCCGGTGAGGTATCGCAACGGGCGCGTGCCGCTAACGTCGTCGAGAACACCATCCGCGTCGGTAAAAGTGGTGCAGACTTCGAAACAGTTCAAGAGGCTATTGATAAGATAAATAGCTTAGGAACCGTTTCGGCATCCAACCGTCACCAGATCCTTGTGCATCCTGGTAAGTACATAACGACTGCAACGCTTACGCTGCCCGCATGGTGCACCTTAAAAGGTGCGTCTAAGGGGGCTGTCCAGTTTCAGAACGACACCACTGACTTGTTCACTTGTTCTGGTAACAATTTCTTCGAGGATTTTCTGATTGAGGGTGGAACGTTAAGCACCACTTATGCTTTCGAGTGTAACAACACATCTGGAATCCACATTCGTAATGTTGACATGCTAAACAATGGTGGTACCTCGACACAAAAATTCTTAAATCAGAGCGGCGCGACGTGGTCAGTGTTGTTCATAGAGCGTTGCGTTATCGACTACTACTTCACTTCTGGCTACGCAATATCACTAACTAACTCGGGAGCGGCGGCAAGGTTCTGTGATGTTATAATTAACGACTTATTTCTGGACTCTTATCAGCTTACTGGATTCGGCGGCGGCATACGTGTTCAGGGATGCCAAGACGTTCGGGTGAAACGTTCCACTATTCGTGGCGCGGCGACATGGAACACAGGTATCCGCTTGAACCTTAACGGCGTTACAGGGACGCCTCGGGTTAAGGTGTTCAATAGCGACCTCGAAGGTGGGATAGCGTTGTTCAACGAAGCAGGGACAGAATTTATTCTAGGAGCTGTTGTCACAGACGGCTCGGAATCGTTCTCGGGGACAAAGACAATCAGGTCGGTTGTGGTATGATTATGACTTTACTCGTTCGCTACGCTGCTGGGCGCTTTTTACAACGCGTAGTAGCGACGCTGCCATGGCAAATATGGGCAGCGCTTGCGGTAGTCGTATTTTTAGGCGCGTCAGGCTGGTACATCAATCGCACCGCCTACAATCGCGGCTATGACGAGGCCAACACGCTGTGGCAAGAGGCTACAGACATAGAAACGTTGCGTCAGGCCGAAGCAAACGCTTCGGCTTTGGTTTTCGCGCAAGAAGAAGTAGCGCGGCTACGCGCGGCAAAGGAGGTGGCAGATGCTCACATCGAACGTTTATTGGAAGAAGCTGCGTCTGACCCTGACGCTGATCGTCGCGCCATTGGTTCTGACAGCGTGCGCCGGCTTAACTCCGGTCGTTAAACCACGGCTTGACGAGGCTCCTGAACAGCTTAGCGCGAGCTGCGCCCACCCAGTCAAATTGCCTTCGGGATCGTTGTCGCAGAAACAAGTAGAGACTTTCTGGCTACAGGATCGGGAAGCTCTTCGCATGTGCGGAGTGTCGAAAGACGCTTTGCTCGCGTTCTATAGGAAGCGTGATGGTCTTATTTCCGGTTAGGCGGTGCTAGTCGAAGCTTGGCTAGCGCAGCGTCTAAAAGCACGGTGACGTGCTCAGGAATTTTCTGACGTGCGTTGCGGTAATTAGAAACTGATTGTGCAGTTTTCCGCAGGTGGCTCGCCATCTTGGCATTGGTCCAACCCAGGGATGCCTGCCGACGTTTGAACTCGTCAGGAGTCATTCGGGCCTCTCTTTCGTTAGAATCAGTGGTATCATAAGCGACTTATACTTGACCAGTGATAAAATGAGAACCAACCAACATTTGTGCTTGATTCCGAAAAGTAAATGTCTCACGCGAGTGCGCGTCGCGTGATCGTGACGCGCGCGCTCACGAAAATTTTTTAAAAAAATTCATTTCCCTTGATGCAGCGCAGCATGTGCAGCAGCTAGACGCGTCGTTTCACAAGAATGAGACACTACTATGTCGCGAGTACGTGTTTTTGAGTTTCGACGTGCTTCACGTGTGCGTCGTTTCTAATCAGGTGAAACCTTTGTTCGTCGTTGCACCGTTGACCCTTGATATGCCACAACAGGTCAACGCAACAACACGCCCAACGGAGAACAGCAATGTCCCCCAACGACTTTCTGATATGGAATCCCGACGTCTTCGCAGTCGGTCAAACGAAGTGGAACGTTGATCCATTCAACGACTGGATGTCGCACAACTACCTCGACGAGCACAGGGCTTTCGACACGAACACGCCACTGGCGCGCTTGTGGAACGACGTGTCACGCGAGGACTCAATAGAACGCATGATCGAGTTCGGCGGTCGTCATTGCTACCGCGCGTGGGAGCAAGGACGCGACCGCGCTGACTACATTGCGAACATCATCGAGATGGGGCATGGATCGGTGCTCGAGCATGCAACGATCAACTGGGCGATCCAAGGCGTGAGCCGTTCGCTTAGCTTGGAGCTCGCCCGTCACCGTGTCGGCATCGCGCTCTCGCAAGAGTCGCAGCGCTACGTCGATGCCAAAGACGTGCAGTTCGTCGTCCCGCCCATGCTGATCTGGCTGCAAGGCGGCTGCATCGGCAAGAAGCCGTTCTCGGTCGATTTCCACAATCAATGCTTGAAGTCGCTCGAACAGTACACCAAGCTGCAACAGCGCATCGTTGACAGTATCAAAATAAAGTCGCCTCACACCAAGTCGCTGACGATGATCAAGAAACGCGCGAACGAGGCGGCACGTGCGCACCTACCGAACGCTTGCGAGACTCGTTTCCTGTGGACTACGAACATGCGCCTCCTGCGGCACTTCCTTTGGTTGCGTGGCGGCTCAGGCGCTGATCTTGAAATCCGTCGCCTCGCGGTCGAGCTGCTACATCAGGCGCAGCACATCGCGCCTTCCGTGTTCAACGACATGACGACGCAGTCAATAGACGACGGCTACGGCGTCCCCATCATCGTCGCGGCAGCATAGTGCTCGTTACCGTCGAGAACATGTCCGGCGTGATTGAGGGTCTTGGGTTCGACGAACGCAAGGCTCTCGCTGACCGTTTAAACACCGAGTTCGAGATAGTTGGCAATCGCGTCAAGTTCGCGCCAACCAAATTTGCACTCGACCTTTTGGTGCAGGAATATGGCCCGACGGTGTTCCACGCTGGCTGCCGCTTCGCATGGGCGCATTTCTACAAGGAGCAAACACGCGCAGACGTCGAGTTCGATTGGGTGACGACGCCCTACAATCACCAACGCGAGCTTTGGGCGCAGATCAAGGACCTAGAACACTTCGCTCTCGAATGGGAGATGGGCCTCGGCAAGTCGAAGACGATCCTTGACATCTGCCAATGGGCCTACGCCAAAAAAGAACTCGACGCGCTCCTGGTCGTGACGTTGCCCGGCGTGCATCGGAAGTGGGTGGAAAAGGAGATGCCTGCACACCTGCCGAGGGGCATGGCTGAAGGCGCCTTTTGGAACACCAACATCGTAGACAAAGGCATGTGGACGGGCCCCAACGCTCGCAATCGCACGAGCATCGTGAAGTCGGACAAGTTCGCCATTGCGTCGATCAACTTCGAATCTGTTCACCGCGCGGGCGGGCTCAAATTCTGCGAGCGGTTCCTGCGTTCACGCAAGGCGGGCATGGTGATCGACGAGTCCCAGTATATCAAGACCCCATCAGCCGCGACGACGAAGGCCTGTCTCAAGCTCGGCAAGCTAGCTGAGCGTCGTTGGATCACAACGGGCACGATGTCCACAGGATCGACGCTCGACCCCTATTGCCAGTACTCGTTCCTGTCGCCGTCCATCGTGCAGAACATGTCCTACTACGAGTGGAAGGATCGTTTCGCAATAGAGGAGCAGGTTGGGGACAAGACGTTCGAGGCCTGGGAGTACGACAAGATCACGAAGAAGTCGCGCAAGGTCAACAAGCCAATCATGACAGTGACGGGATTCCGCAACGAGGATCAGATGCGCGCTATGCTCGATCCTTATCGTTCGCGCCTACTCAAAGAGGACTGCCTCGATCTGCCGCCGAAACTGTATCGGATGCGCTCGTTCGTCATGTCCGAGAACATGCGTCGCGCCTACACGCAGATGTCCAAAGAATTCCTGGTCGACCTGAAGGGTGGTCAGGTGATGACTGCGAAGATGGCAATGACCAAACTCGTGCGCCTTCAGCAGATCGCTTGTGGGTTCGTCGTGCCCGACGACCTTGACCCGACCGCCGACGACATCCAAGGCATCGCACTCGACGACAAGAACCCGCGTGTCGAAGCACAAATGGAAGAGCTCGAGAAGGCGCGGAACAAAGGCATCATCTGGTCCTACTCACGCTACTCGTTGCGTGAACTCGAAAAAGCGTTGCGTGACGCCTACGGCTCGAAGTCGGTGGTCACATATCACGGGGGAGTGTCTCCTGAGGACAAAGCACGCGCACTGGACCTTTTCAAAGAAGACCCTACACGGTGGTTCCTCGGCAATCCTATGTCGGCGGGCGTAGGCTTGGACCTCGTCGAAGCGGACACCATGTTCTACTACAATAATTCTTTCAACCTCGGCCTCCGCCTTCAATCGGAAGACCGTTTCCACAGGATCGGGCAAGAAGCCGACTCCTGCACCATCACCGACCTCGAAGCACTTGGAACAATCGACAGGCCTCAATTGCGTTCGCTAAAAGACAAGCGTGACGTCGCGGGAGCAATATCAGGTGACATCCTTAAGCAGTGGTTGACCGAAGCAGTTTAACCGCGTAGAAACATTCCACAAACGGAGCAAAAAATGCCCAAAGTTTACATCGTCAACGAACCAGATGAGTCACGCGTTCCCGCAGGCCGCGCTTCTTGGGATACATCGCCAGCCGCCTTCTTCGGCGAACTGGTCTATGTATTCGAAGCGGCATCACCGCCGCCTGTTCGCAACCGCGACGCAGCAATTGAGCGTGCGCACGACGTCCTCAAGGACGCCGAACAAGGCGACTTCATTGTGTGGGCGGGAGGCGATCCTTTTGGGATGGTCATCGCGGCTGCTGTTCTTGCCGACTACACGGACGGGCAATTTAACTACCTTATGTGGGACCGCATGGCGCGCTCCTACGCTCCGGTCCCTGTTAACATTTACGACAATGGAGAAGAAAATGAGTGACCTAGACGAACTAGCCCAGGCAGGCGAAGGCAACTCTATTGGCGTTGACCTGTCAGCATTGTCAGCACTCGCCATGAAGCAGCTCGACCTCGAAGGCGAGGTTGACAAGCTCGACACCTTGCTGAAAGCAGCGAAGGAGAAGCTGCGCAAGATTCAGGAAGGCGACTTGCCTGATGCGTTGAAAGCCGCTATGATGACGACGTTCGGATTGGAGAATGGCATGACCGTCTCCTACGCCGAGGATCTGAAAATCTCGATCCCGAAGAACAAGAAAGCCGCAGTCATCAAAACGATGCGCGACTGGGGCCGCGGTGCGGCAGTCACGAAACTGTTGACCATCGACCTTGGGAAAGGATCAACGAACGAGAACGCAGAAAAATCCTTGGTCGCGCAGGCCAAAGAAATGGGCGTAGACGCAACCATAGCGGAGGACATCCCGTCGGGAACCGTAAAGGCCGAATTGAAAAAGCGCGCTAAGGAAGGCAAGAACGACAACCTTGCTGACTTCGGCGCGTTCGCTTTCACCAAAGCGACGGTGAAGTAAATCAACGTAACCACCACCGCCATTTAAGGAGAACAACCGATGGCCGACACGAAAGTAGCAACGAAGAAAGAAGCTGGTTTGCCCGCCGAGTTCATGGACGAGCTGGCACAAGCTGGCGAAGATCACAAAGAGATCATGGGCAAAGACGACATGTCGATTCCATTCCTTGGAATTCTGCAGCAGTTATCGCCACAATGCACTAAAGGCAAACCTGAGTTCATGAAGCTGGCCGAACCTTCGGACATTATGAACACGGTGACGCGCGAGTTGTTCAAGACACGCGACGAAGACGACAACCCGCTAGTCGCCATGAACATCTTGCCGATCAACTACAAGCGTTCGTTTATTGAATGGGTTCCACGCGCACAAGGCGGCGGCATCGTGCAGGAGTATTCCGTTGAGGAAGGCCTGTCCATTGTAACGGCTCGGAACGAGTCAAAGCAGGACATCATTCAGCCAGGATCGCCGCTTGGCACGCCGGGCAATCAGTTGAACGATACCCACACGCACTTCGTGTTCCAAATCCACGCGGACGGAACCTACGAACCAATCATCTTGACCATGTCCTCGACGCAGATAAAACCGTCGAAAGACTTGAACAACTTGGTGAGCAAAATCAGTTTGCCCGATGGTCGCGTTGCGCCTCGTTTCTTCGGAATCTATTCCGTGACAACAGCGCAACGCACGAACGACCAAGGCTCCTGGTACGTGTGGCAGTTTGACAAAGTAGACGACGTGCTGAACGCAGGAAAGATGGACATGTTCCGCGCGGCGAAAGCATTCGCTGACGGCATCGCCTCAGGAGAGCACAAGGTCGACCACTCGAAGGCTGAAGGCGAGGCAAATCCTAAGGCCGACCAGACCGACTCTGCAGCGATAGACGGTGACGACGACATTCCGTTCTAATTGAACAGGCGGGCGTTTAAACGCGCCCGCCCACGACGTCAGGCAGTTCCTGCCGACGCTCCTAACTCACAGGGAAAGCACAAGGTAAGTCGTTGATTGGCCCGCAAGTCAGTGGTTGTTCCTAACCCTTCCAGCTTGCGGTGACGAATGCCTAAGGAACAAAGTGAGGAGGCGAGAGCCCGCGCGGACTAGAACCTGGTTCGCATAACCATCGCTCAAGGAGAACGGCGTGTCGAACAATGAACGGTTTTCCGCCCTATTCAGCGGATTTACAGAACGGTACGGACGGTACGACATCTACGGCGGAACGGCGGACGAAGAAAAAGTCCAAGGCCGCGCCCGGACAGTCGACGAAACGTTGACCCAAAAAGAATACGACCTTCACCTTGCGGGAGAAGTTGGCATAGGTGTGATTCCACTACGTTCTGACGACCGCGTAAACTTCGCCGCTATCGACATCGACATCTACAAACAGGACGACCGAAAAGCGCGCAACCTGACCCACGAGGACGTCGCCTTAGCCATGATCGACACACCGTTGATCACGTCGCGGTCGAAGTCGAACGGCATCCACCTTTGGTTATTCTCAAAGGAAGGCGTCCAGGCAAGCCTTGCGACCGATTACTTGAACGCTCAAGCCGCCATCTTAGGCGTCGCGGGCACAGAGGTCTTCCCTAAGCAGACTCGCCGCGCGTCGCCCGACGACGTAGGCAACTGGATAAACCTGCCGTACTTTGGCGGTGAACGTGTCGCGGTCTTCCCAAATCGCAAGCCGGGCGGCGTGACGGAGTTCGTTGATGCCGACCTTGACGTGTTCCTTAAGGTCGCAGAAGGCGAAAGCGAGACAGTCACCGACGACTGGTTGATCTCGAACACCAACCCGGGCGTGTCGCAACGTGACGACGGCGACGACGAGATGAAGCCTATGTTTACCGACGGTCCGCCGTGCCTGCAATCGCTCATAGTTGGCCACCCCGAACGTCGCGCAACCATCCAGCGGAAGTTTGATCGTGGTGAGATAACGGAAGACCAGTTCAACAAGCAGATGACTTTCACGCACCCACAACTCGACAACGGCAACCGCAACAACACGTTCTTCAACGTCGGCGTTTACCTGCGTCGCAGGCTGAAAGAATACGACCAGGAAGCCACGCTGACGCCTGACGAGAAGAAGGACCTTTCAGAGTCGATGGTCGAGGCTCACACGCTTTGGTGCGTCGCTCGTGGCATCGACCCAACCGCGGGCATTAAAAGTGAGCTGCCCACGTTGACGGCGCAGGCCGCAAAAGGCAAATGGGGCTACGCCTGCACGAAGGAGCCGCTCAAAGGCCACTGCAATCGTCGCCTGTGCCTCAAACGCAAGTTCGGGATAGGCACAACCGCGTCAGATTCGGGATCAGAAATAACCAATTTCACCGTCGTTGAGTCCAAAGATCGCCAGTACTACATGGACGTCTTCGACAAACGCATCCACATTGCCGACTCGGTAACGCTTTATTCGCAAACCAAGTTCGGCGAGCAGGTGCTTGCTCAGGCCGATACATTCTGGCAAAATATCGCCGAACCAAAGTACAGGGAAATGATGAACCACCAACTTAAAACCGCCGTCTACGTCAAGCCACCAGCGGAGTCTGATCGTCGTGAGATAATGCTGAACGCGCTGCTTGAGTTCATAGACAAAAAGAAGATTGCCAAAGATAAGAACGACAGCTCCATCTTCTCGGGTCGTGTGATACTATCGGAAGACGGGACGGAAGCCCGTTTCAAACTAGACCAATTCGAGGCATGGTTGCGCGCTCGTGGAATCAGCTGGTCGACGCACCTAGTCACTCAGATGCTTCGCGATGACTTCGGAGTGGTGGGTCGCGGCTCAACTCACATTGGTGGGCGTCAGATTCGCCCCTACCTAGCCAACCTGGTCGCTCTCGACGAGGCGGCTACAGCTCTTGCCGCTGAGATGGCTGGCGATGGGGAGGCTTAAACCCACCTTGATACTTGGCGGTCCCGGCTGCGGTAAGACGACTGCGCTCCTCAAGATTGTTGAGGCGGCGTTCTCCCGTGGCGTTGCACCCGACCGGATCGCCTTCGTCGCCTTCACTAGGAGGGCGGCACAAGAAGCGAAGGAGCGCATGGTGGAGAAGTTTGGTTTGTCAATCGACGACATTCCTTACTTCAAGACTTTGCACTCCTTCGCCTTCACTCAGCTTGACGTCGAACCCGGGCAGATCTTGGACGGCGCCAAACTAGCGGCCTACGCGAAGGCCGAGGGCCTCGAATTGTCCGCCGAGTACGTAGACGAGTTTGGTCAAATTGAAACGACGCCAACGACGGACGACGAGCGAGCATTGACTGCGTTGTCACTCGCCCGCCTGACACGTCGCGACCTCGAGGACGTCATAATTGAAGCAAACCTAGACTACGAATACGTTAGCAAGCTGGCAGACGACTACGAACTGTTCAAGAAGCAATCTCTACTCGTTGACTTCACCGACCTGATTGTCCAGTTCGTTGATGAGGCGACCGTGCCACAATTCGACTTGCTTATTGTTGACGAGGCGCAAGACCTTTCAAAGCTGCAATGGGCGATGGTCGACAAGCTGGCCGACGAGTCAAAAGACGTCTACTTCGCGGGAGACGACGATCAAGCAATCTACTCCTGGGCAGGGGCTGACATCGAGCACTTCTTGAACCTGGACGCTGATCGTGAGGTTCTGCCGACGTCCTACCGTTTGAAGCGCACTGTGTTCGACGCGTGCCAGAACGTGATAAATTGCGTTGACGACCGCTACCCAAAGGATTGGCAGCCGCATGCTGACGGTGGGGAAGTCGACTTCGTTGGGTTCCTTGATCAACTCGACATGTCCGAAGGCACGTGGTTCCTTCTCGCCCGCACGAACTTCTTGGTCAAGAAGTACACGAAGCATCTACGCGCCGAAGGACTGCCTTACATCATGGCGACGCGTCAGGGTCTCAAGTCATCGGTTGAGGTCGAACCAGTGCAGGCAGCACTCGTCTACGAAAACCTGAAGTCAGGCAAGACATTCAACGGTCAGCAGTTGCGCGTCGTGTGGGACAACATCGACACGAAGATCCGCCCAACCACGGGCCCTGTGTTCGAGGATGCTGAGTCGTATGGAATCGACGACCTATGCTCTACTGGATTCGATCCTACCCCCAGCTGGCTCGACGCTCTGTCGATCTCTGGCGGTATGCAGGAGTATATCCGCGCCATTCGTGCGCGTGGTGAAAGTCTGACCAAGCAACCCCGCATCACAGCGAGCACAATCCACGGCGTGAAAGGCGGCGAAGCGGACAACGTCGTGATCAATCAGAAATTGTCAGCGCGCACCTACTCCTCATGGGTCGATTGCGCCCCCAACGAATACCGCGTACTATTCACTGCTATGTCACGGGCAAAGGAACGCCTGATCTTTCTGCATAGCACAAACAAAGCAAACTACGGAGTCGAAAGGATACTGCAATGAGGCCCGCCACAGACAACTACATTTCAGTTCACTCGGGAATCTCGTTCCCGTTCACCAAGCCCAAAGCCGAGCACTTCGACATAAACGACATTGCTCACTCGTTGTCGCTGCAATGTCGCTACAACGGCCATTGCGCGGAATTCTATTCTGTCGCAGAACACAGCGTCCACGTCTCGAAGTGGGTTGCAAGTGAGACAGGATCTGCTCGCAAGGCGTTCGATGCTTTGATGCACGACGGTAGCGAAGCCTACATCTGCGACGTCCCGCGCCCGATCAAGCCATTCCTGGATCCCGGTTACGGCGCGCTCGAGCACACCGTTGAGATGGCCCTTGCCAAGAAATACGGCTTGACGTTCCCGTGGTGCAACGAGATCAAAGTAGCAGACTCTCGCATCTGCCTCGACGAGTATCGGCACCTGTTCGAGGCGCGGCTTGGCCCTTGCACCTGGACCCTGCCATTCTCTGAACCGCTCGGGATAAGGTTGGACCTTTGGGAGCCGAAGGAAGCCAAGCGGCAATTCCTGAGCCAGTTCGCAAACCTCACCAAGGGAGCAGCGTAGTGTTTCGTTCTACCAAAACCTACCAGGACCTTGGTCCTGTAGCGTACAGGCAGTGGCGCGCGGAGTCTCACTGCAACCTGATCCATGGCTACTCGCTTTCGTTCAAGTTCACATTTGAGGCGGCTGATCTCGACGCGCGGAACTGGGTTGTCGACTTCGGTGGACTGCGCCCGTTGAAGCAGATCCTGGAGGACTCGTTCGACCACACGTTGATCGTGGCGGCTGATGATCCACAAATTGACTGGTACCACGAGGCGCAACGTCGTGGCATTGCTCGCGTCGTTGTTTTTGATCACCTAGGTTGCGAGGCTATATCGGACGTAGTGTTCGAGGTCACAGATCAGTGGCTCAAGGACGCGGGGTATGGTGAACGCGTTCGCGTCGTCGAGGTCGAAGTATTCGAGCACGGTGCAAACTCAGCGATGCGCGTCGCGTAAATTATTTCTGGGGCGGGTGTAGATTTCTGTTGCACCCGCCTCAAATAGATGTATAAGCAAGCTATCAACAACGAAACAACGGAGACTTAAAATGACAATCGCAACTCAAATCATCGCCCGACTTAACTCCGCCGACGCAATTTCTAACGGCCTGTCCAACGCCGACGCGCACGAATCCGCGCCGAACGTTGTAACGTTCACTTACCCCGCACCTGTGGTGTCTGGTGCCTGCGTCGGAACGCTAACAATCGCGTCCGATGGCTCGATCTTCGACGACACGATGGACAACGTCCACGCCGACTTCGACGCCTACGTTGCTGATCTTAACTCGATGATGGAGATCTGATCATGGCACACATCCGCAACGACGACAAATTGACTTTCGACAAAACCGAAAACGCCATCCGCTACGTCAAAAACTTGGACGGACGTGTTCGCTTCCAGGTGAACGTCACCGCCTTTTTGCCAACCGAAAACGAGCGCGGCTTTGAAGGTTCGACGTTCATCACAATATCCCGCGCAACGTTCCAAAAAGTCATCGCTGACATGGGACGCACGCTGGTCGACGACCGCGGGGCCAAAATTGTGCTGCGCGTCACTGCATCAACTGGCTATGGAGGCTTGTCCTTCGTTTCACTTTACTAAACCTCAAATCAACTGGAGACTTATCATGGAAAATCAAACTCACACGTTCATTGGTGAACCCCGCACTTTTGCCGACAAAAAAGGCGCGACTAAAGCCGCGATACGCGACCTACAAAAGGTCCCTACCGACATCTTCATTGCTGATTGGGAAGTGCAACCCGCGGGCGAACGTTTCGGCGTGCTAGTGCATCTCGATCACGCGTCTACTGAAAAACTCGAACTCACAACCTTGGAGGGCTTTGCCGTGGTATTTGATCGTGCCGCACCTGTTGACGCTACACCGATCCCAAAACCTGCGCCGTCTAAAAAGCGTCGCTCGGGCGAGATCAACGTGGCGCCAATCGAGGCCTCTGGCTTGCCGAACAACCGCCCAATCGCGGCACGTGCTGGTTCGAAGCAACAGCTTATCATCGACTTGCTGACGGGTGGTTGCAACATGGTCGACCTACGTCGTGTATGCGTTAAACCTGACGGCGTTACGTGGGACGACAATTCGATCCGCTCGGCCCTCTACTTCGACGTACACCAAAAAGGTTACGGTGTGCGCACCGTGTGGGCTGACGACGTACCATCTTACTTCCTTGTCCTGCCCGAGGGCGTTGATGCGCCTACCGAGCCGAAGCAGCCTAAGTCCTAAGACCGTGGTTGATAACCTCATGGCAAATCACTACTAATTGTGGAGGCGCTTACGCGCCTTCACGTGTGATGGAAACCACGAAAGGAAAACCATCTTATGGCATCGAAAGCATTAGTCGTTCTGTCTGGCGGACAGGACTCAACCACGTGCCTGCATTGGGCACTCGCGCAATCGTTCGACGAGGTTCGCGCCGTCGCGTTTGACTACGGGCAGAAGCACGTGATCGAACTCGAGGCGGCAACGAAGATCGCCAAGGACGCAGGCGTCCCCCTCGAGATCGTCAACCTCGGTCCGATCCTCGCCGGTACGTCACCCCTGACCAATCCCGACGAACAACTAGAGCAATACGAAGACGGCGTCCTGCCCGGCGGTCTCGAAAAGACCTTTGTGCCGATGCGGAACCAACTGTTCCTGACCATCGCAGCAAACCGCGCCTACGTCATGGGCGCGACGAATCTCGTCACCGGCGTCTGCGAAGCCGACAACGGCGGCTACCCCGATTGCCGTCGCAACTTCATCGACGCGTTGGAGACCGCAATCAATCGTGGCACGTTCACGGGCGAGGCGGGCACTATCCCACCCCTCAAAATCCACACGCCGCTCATGCTCCTGTCGAAGGCGCAAAGCGTTGACTTGGCTTTGCGTTTAAACGGGGCCTATTCTGCGCTGGCTTGGTCGCACACTGCCTACGATGGCGCCTACCCACCTTTAGGCAGCGATCATGCTACCGTCCTTCGTGCGCAAGGTTTCGAGGAAGCAGGCGTTCCTGATCCACTTATCCTGCGTGCTGCTTGCGAGGGCCTCATGGAATTGCCCGCGTCGTCGAACTACGACGTCGCTCGCGAAGTGACTAAGGCAGGCCCTAAAGGCAAAGCCAAATCGTGGACGTCGCGCGAGTTCGTTGCACTCGTCGAGGAGGCGCTTTAAAGTGAGCGTTTTCAGCGAACGTTTGATTGCCGAGGTTCTACAAAAAATAGAGCCCGGCCATCGCGAGGGGTTGGCGGAAACGCCAGCCCGCGTCGTCAAAGCGTGGAAAACGTGGTTCGGCGGTTACGACATCGAACCAGAGTCTGTGCTGAAGGTGTTCGAGGACGGTGCTGAAGGTGTTGACGAGATGGTTATTGAGGTGGACATTCCATTCTATACTCACTGCGAGCATCACATGGCACCTTTCTTCGGGCTGGCTTCAATCGCATATATCCCGAACGGGAAGGTGCTGGGCTTGTCAAAAATGAACCGGCTCGTTGACGTGTTCGCGCGTCGCCTGCAGGTTCAGGAACGGCTGACCAACCAGATTGCTCAGGCGCTCGACGATCACTTGAAACCTAAAGGCGTTGGCGTGCTACTTCGCGCCCGTCACATGTGCGTTGAGTCCCGGGGTGTTCAGCATCGCGGCTGCTCGACAACGACATCCGCGCTGCGCGGGTGTATCAAGACCGAACCTGACGCGCGGATGGAATTCCTGATGCTCGCCAAAACAAACACGCCTATCTAGGAGGCCAAAATGACCACTGAATACTCGAAACCAGAAAGCCTCGAAAGCCTCGGCTCAGGTTCAGCTGACGCTCGCGAGTGGCCGAAGATGCCACCTGTCCCTGAGCTGCTCGAACGCTTCCCGAACCCCGGCATCTTCAGCCGCTACCCGTCACCCAATCCCATCCAGCTCGGTGGCTACGCCGACCCGATGGAGTTTACCAGCTTGTGCCCAAAGACAGGGCAGCCCGACCACGCGCGGATCGTTGTTCGTTACCAGCCTAAGGAATGGTGCATCGAGTCGAAGTCGTGGAAGCTCTACCTGCAGTCGTTTCGCCTGCATGGCGAATTCCACGAGTCCTGCGTTCAGCGCATCAAGGACGATCTCATTGACCTGATCGACCCTCTATGGATTGAGATCACGGGCGAGTTCACTCCTCGCGGC